ATGACCTGGTGGTCCCTGACCTGCAACATAGCGCGGGAATGGCGGCTGATGATGGCTGAGGCGGCTCCCCGGGCCGCAGCTACACGGAAAGCTTCAAGCACGGCGAAATCTAGCGTGATCTACCTTGCCGAAGCGCTCAGAATCCGCCGAGAGCGACGGTTCGGCACGCGTGATCCCGATCCCGACGCCGAGACGTCCAATGTGGTCTACATGAGTCGTGGGCCGAAGCCGCGTCAGCGCGTGTAAAGCGCTTCCGTAGGGGCGCTGCCCCTACACCCCCAGTACAATGCAATCTGGACGTGATTGGGGGGCGTATGGAGCGCGAACGGCCTGAGTACCTTCCGCCGATTGAGCGTAAGCGTTGGAATTTCCCGTGGCTGATTACCGGATTTTTGACTCTGGTGAGTCTTACAACCATTGGCGTGCTTACGCTGGGTCGCACAAACAGTGCCTGGAGTGAGCGTTTTGAGGGTGTGCGGCGATCCATTGAGGCCGCTGAGCAGCCGTCGACGGCTAGGACTGAGCTGCCGACGGCCAATAGCCCGGTGCCGTCCGCGCTTCCAGAACGTCAGCACGCACAGCCATCCCAGAATGCGCAGAATCTGCGCTGTATCAATGGAATGTTCTTCCGTCGAATTGAGGGGGGCTGGGAGAACCTTCCGGGCTCTCGGTGTGGCGATATCCCGGAAAGTACTGTCCAGTGCTTTGCAGGAAAGCCGTACAGGCAAATGTCTGCTGATGGAGGCTGGGTTCTCTCACCGCGAGATCGCTGCCCGTGACGCGTCACGATAATCAGAAGGTCGCCGGGTAAGGTGGCGTCTCCGGGAACGTCCCCATTGGGCGTTTCCCGACCTCAACCAGCGCATGTGGTGACGGCTCGGGTGTCCCGGATGGCGATGACTGAGCGATGCCGCGAGCTGGGTGATCCTGACTCGACTCCGATTCCTGGCGTGGTGCGCGATACGGGTTGTAGGCCGGGCCATCGCGTGCGATCGCCACGCATACCGGTAGCGAAATCTTTGCCTTGGTGCCCTGCTCTGTGACACACGTGCAGGTGGTGTCCTGCTCGGTGGTGCCGGAGGCCATGCAATACAGCTCAGGTTGCGATTGCACGGTGCGATCATCGAAGGCGGGGGCAGACCACGGCTGAAACTCCACACGTGGTTTGTGTTTTTGCACGTATTCTTCGCGGGTGAGGGGCCGTGCCGCCGGCATGCCCGCGCCCAAGGGCGCCAGGGCCCCTGCCGCCGGCAAAGCTTCGGCCCCCTGCTCTTCCTTCTTCGCAGCTTGTGCGTTGGAGGGTTTGATCAGGAACAGCCAACCCAACCACAAGATGCCTATCAAGGCGACCGCCACTGACAGGCCCTGCCAGATTCGCTTCGGTACCTTGAACTTGTGACTGGCCGTGTGCAGCGTTGCGCTGCGATACCTGTCATAGAGGTTCTTCGGGTAGACCCAGATTTCTTCTTCGGCCTTGTCGCGTATCCGCTCATCGTAGGGATCAGCCTGTACGCGGGTCCACGTCAGAACACCAGCCCGCTGCATGCCAAACGCACGATTCATGTGGGTATGCGAGCCGATCAGGCTGCGCACCTGGTGGTGGATCTTGCTGGGCCACTGGGTGACGAACACCAGATCGAAACCGCGATGTCGGTGCGTGGACATCGAGCGAATGCGTGGGTCTTCCGATTCCCCCGGCTTGCCGGTGGACGGGAATAGCCTGCCATAGCGCTCCAGCCCCTGAGTGTTGCCATCCGAATGCGCTTCGTCGTACAGCACGAAGGAGCCATCGGGAAGCTGGGTCCAGTCGTTGTGGTCAGGCAACTTTTCGAACCATGGGAAGGCGTCCGGATTCTCCTCAGTGGTTGCACCTGCGACGTTGGTGAAGAACCGTCGCGGCTGCGCCTTGCCTTCTTTGACGGCCTGCTGGTTCTGCTCGTAGAACTCCTGCGCCATGCTCATGGCGCGTAGGGTCTTGCCGTTGCCCGGCTGGCCGGAAATGAGATACATCATTTGGATGCGGCCTTCTGAACTGCGACTTTGCCAGCGTCAATCACAACCTTGGTGACCATGGCAGAGCCAACGATGGTGATGGCCTCCCGTGCCCCTGCGAGTAGCAGCACATTGGCGAGGTCACCGGAAATGCCGCCCCAGTAGGAGACGACAAGGTTCAATGCTGATTTGACCAGCGGAAGCAGCGCGGCGCCGGTGGCAAGCCCAAGGCCTGCACCGGTCAAGACGCGTGCAAGAGAGTTGCCCAGGAGTTGGACAAGGAAGGCGGCAAGCCAAGGCATTATCTTCTGAGCCCCAGAACGATGTAGGCAGCAACGATGGCCGCGAATGCGATCACCATGCCGCGGATGTACCGAGAGAAATCACACAGCGGCTTGAACTCAAAGACCATGGCTGCGCTGTAGCCGCCGAGAGAGACGTTGATGGTCCGAGGCGACGGGCAAGACCCACCCCCTAGACCGCTGGACCACTGCCCTTGGTAGCTGCCGGGAATGGGTGGATCCATGTAGGGCATCGGCACATCGCCCGGATACTGCGGATCGCCCGGGAGGCTGGGATTCTCTCCACCATCGCCATCGCCGTCCCCGTCCCCGTCTCCATCTCCACTACCACCGCCGTCGCCACCGCCGTCACCACCCCCGGAGCCGCCGTCCCCTCCCCCATCGCCACCGCCATCACTACCGCCGCCGTCGCCACCACCGTCGCCACCGCCTGTTTCACTACCGCCACCGCCGCCATCGTCGCCGCCACCATCACCTGCAGGCGTGGGCTCTGGCGCGTCGGAGGTGGAGCAGATGTTGCCGGTAGGCGAGTAGCTGAAGCCCGCCGCGCCAGCTGGGTCGAGCGCACTGGAATACATGCAACCTTCGTGGCAAACATTGACGGACGCGGCCGTACTGCCGCCCTCCCATCCGAACTCTTCAGCACGCTTCTCGCACTTCTTGTTGCAGTCGTAAGGGAAGAATGCGATGTAATCGCCGTTTGTGGCCTTTAAGCCGACCGCGCATGACCCGTCATAGATCTTGCCGATGTCAATGCACTGTTTGGCCGAGTTGCCCGCATTAAACAGAACACTGTTCTGGCAGTTCTGCGCGGCCTGGCCTGCATCATCAGTGTTAAGTGCCTGAGCTGGCGCAGGAATGATTGCCGCGAGCAGGATGACAAGGAATACGCGCAGCATCTAGTCACCGAAGGCGATGTAGAGCGCCGCACTGCCGACGCAGAGAACGAATAGACCGAGCATCACCAATCCCCCCCCATAGAAAGGGGCCGGATTGCCCGGCCCCGGTGCTACTGCGATCAACCGAAGATCGCAGCCTTGAACCACTTGTAGCCAACCGCGATTGCGGCCGGTGCCAGCTTGGCGGTGCCGATGGCGGCGACACCCGCTGCCAGACCGGCCAGAACGGTGAGTGCAGCGCTGTAATCCAGATCCATGATGATCCCCTTGCGTAGTTGAGTTAGTTGCGAACGGACCTGCCTAACTGCTTGTATGCCCATGCCACGGCGAAGCACACCGCAACCATGGACAACAACCCCGACACCTCGGCAGTGGTAAGTGCGGGAATATCGGTGCGCGGCACGAATCCAGCCTGCTCACAGGTGCCGGTCTGCTCGTTGAATTGCAGGCACTCGTAGACGTACCGCGCCATGACTTAGGCCTGCGTTGCCGGGCGCGGCGCAGTCTTCTGCAGCGGCCGCAACACGGTGAACTTACTCAGCGAGGCCACGCCCTTGTTGATCTGGAGCATAGACTCGACGTCGAACTCGTAATCACCGGGCGGGTAGCCGGGCTGGCCGTCCTGGAGGCGGACATCGTACGGGTAAGCAAAGCCGTCCGATTCAAGGCGCGCCTTCTGCTTGCGGGTGGTGTAGCTGATCTGCTCACCCTTGTTGCCTTCGAACGTGCCGCCGCGCTCTTCGATTTCGGCTTTCAGGACGGTGACCTTGATGCTCATGTGTAGTTACCCCTTTGAGGTTGGTTGTACGGCCGCGATTTCGGGCCAATGCGCTGCTGTGTCACCTGTTACCCACTTCGGCAGCGATGGCGAAGTGCAGGATTCGATGACCGCCCGCAGTGACTGATCGTCCGGGCAGTTCTTGGAAATGAAGTTCAGTGCCGCGCCGTACTGGCGGCGGATGTGGCGACGAACGCTCTTCCACGTCGCCTCAACGGCGGCTTTCGTGATCTCGATGCGCGTAGCCACGCAGCGCAGAAAGCACAGGACCGGATAGGCGCCGAGCAGGTACGAAGCCGGGTCGCGCAGAACGTCGAGCGGCAGTTCCTTGCGGTTGGATGCACGGAACTGGGCCTCATAGCGCACCCACGGTGACGCCTTATCGCCCTGCTCCCTGCCTTTCTCGTAGACGCGCAGCTGCTTTTCCGACTTCTTGCCGCCGACATAGAGGGTCTTGCCGTCACCGCTGTCGTAGTCGTCAACCAGCTGTGCCTTGGGGCGCTGACCACGGTTGTCGAACTCGCCCTGGGCGTACCACTTCTGTGCCAGACGCAAGGGGTAGTTGCCCACAAGATCATCGGCGCACACGTCGATACGGGTGATCCTGCCGCCGCAGCTTTCGAGCTTCGCTCGAAGCTCCAGCCACCGCTGCGCATGGCCGCAGCGCGCTGCTGCTACTGCCCTACATCCATCGCCGGTCAACTCAATTCGGGCGGTATAAGTGCCATCAGCACGGCGGCAGTTCTCGCCGCCAAGCTCGATCATGCCAACGAACTTCTTTTCGGCGTTGAAGATCTTGATGCGCCACAGGTAGAACCGCCCTCCTCCGGCTACTTCGTCCAGTTCCAGCCCAAGCCCTGCGAAGAACCAGCAGAAGATCTGCAGGGCGACTACGCGGGCGTTGTCGGGGCTGAAATCGACCCATTGCCGGATTTCTTCGTAGGAGTCGCCCTCGCGGAATGCCAGCTCGTTCAACACCGCGAGCATGTCCACCGAAGCGGAAAACCAGTCAATGCCAACCGTCAGGGTTCCCTCGGGGTTCCTGAATTCACTGACTCCCCTGTTAGACGAGGGGAGTCCCGACCCGGCCAGCACCGCGCGATCACCGACCATTGGAGCGATCCTTCCGGAGATTCCACAGGCGACGAAGCGCCAGCCATGCCTGTTCGATGACGATGGAGACGACGGCCACACCGAGAACGAGCGCGACCAACACAGCGCACGCAGTGAGGCCCATATCGAGCTCGGCCAGCTCGGCGAAGGAGGGATACCTACTCACGCGGCGCGCTCCTGCTCTTCTGCGTGGCGAGCGGCGGCCAGAAGATCACCGCGCTTGGTGGCAGCAATCTCAGCCTTTGCGAGTGCGATGACCTGGGCTTCGCGGGACTGCTGCGAGACGGTGTAGTCACGCCGGTCGAGCAGCCACGACACGATGCGGGCGCCACCTATGGAGATGGCAGCAATAGCGCCCAGCAGGGCAAATGCCAGAAAGGGCTCAGTCATGCCAGAATCCTCCCTTCAACATGGAAGGTCCGGGAGGGGGCGTGAAGAAGGAATCGCACAAGATTTCCACTACCGTGCTGTGCGCAATAACGGCCTTTGCGTTCTCTGCGGGGGCTATTACCGCAGGCTGGGCTGTAGGAGTGTTCAGTACAGCCGGCAATGCTGCAGATTGGATTGCGGCGCTCGGTGGCGTGGTTGCCGCTGTGGGTACCTGGGCCATTGGAATTGGCGCGAATAACTACGCTCGCGAGGCGCATCTTCAACGGCTGGCCGAACGACAATCTGCGCAGAAGAGCGAGTGCGACGCCTTGACGCGCCGGTTCGCCACAATGAAGCTCAAGATCATTGGGCTGACGTTTGAGCACGGCGCCTTCTGCGCCACTGCTGACGACGAGCCCGTTGCAGCGAGGCCACGAGCTTCTATTCGCGCAAAATGCGACGCTTTGATTCGTCGTCTGGAGCGTGCAACGCTTTCTCCAGATGAAATCGTCCTGCTGGACGAAGATACCCAGCGGAGCTACAAGATTTTGGAGTTGCAGATGCAGCTTGTGTCGCAGTTCGCGGAGCTGACGATCAAGACGGAGCACGACGACGCTATTCGACGTGCAGTAGACGATGTGGTCAAAGAGTTGGAAGAGCTTGTCGCTGACGCGGGGCAATTCTTGGAGACATTCAACTCCAACATGACGACTGCTCTTGCTGCCTATACACGATGAGGTGAGTGCCATGTGACCTGTCTCCTTCCCCTGGCGCTTCAGATTCCCGCCAGCGGCCTTGGGGTGCCGGTAGCGGTGCGCTCAACACCGTTGAACGCGCAGCAATGTATAAAGGGGTTGAACAGGGGTGTCAACAGGGTTGAACAATGCAGACGGTTACAGACCTCATCGACGCGGCGCGGAAAGCGCTGAGCGTCAGCAGTGACGCGGAATTCGCGCGGCAGCTTGGCGTATCTCGGGGAACAATCGCCAACTGGAAATCAGGCTATTCGCTGCCCGACACGGTGATGTGCGCAACTTTGGCGGGGCTGACCGGCCTGCCGCTTGCCCGCGTCCTGGGCATAGTTGGAGAGGCGCGTGCCGTCAGTCGAGAGGAGAAGGCTGTTTGGCGGAAGCTCGCGGCCACGGCAATGGCGCTGTGCCTGGCCGTTGGATTCGCCCTGCCCTACAAGGCTCAGGCGGCGGTGGCGGGCTTCGATGCGGCACCGTCTATACATTACGCGAAAGAAGTATCTGGCGACCGGGGCCTTCGTTGGTCATTGCTGCCGCCGATTGGGTGGTTTGTATATCCTTCTGACGTACCTCCACCAAGTCTTCTCGCTCAGATTTTGCGTTTTCCAGGGCATCATGAAGCCGAACATCGAGTTGCTGTCTCGTTGCTTCGGTTCGGTCGGCCCTTCGACGCTCGAGGTCGCGCTGCTCTGCGAGTTCTGAGATCTGCAGCTGGGCTGGTCAACTAGGTGCTGTAGCTTTGCAGCTTGAGTGGCCGCAATTCTCTCTCCAGTAACTGCAGCGTCACGCTCTGAACGCATTGTCGGCGCGCGGCCGTCAAGCGTGGCGAGCGCCCAGCCAGGAAGACTGCGATCATTGACGCTGAACTGGAAGCCATGCTGGCCACCTACGTTGACAGTCTAGAGCGCCTACGCGACCGCGCCCTGCCCTGCTTTCGGTTCGCCAGTGGGGGCGCCGGCGCAGCGAAATTGCGGTCGGGGATATGTATGATTTGCGCAAGGTTGGCGAGCGTGACTTTATCTGCTGGTTGGGGTATTCCAAGACTCAACAAATCGAGGTTACGGTGGACTCGACCCCGGGTAAGCCGATCCTGAGGCGCTGCGCCGAGGGGCTTATGGCTTGGCGGGGTGGCTCGGGAATGCGCGAGGGGGCGATCTTCCGGCGGATCTGGAGGGGCCGCGTCGGCCCTCCACTCCTCTCTGGTGTCGATCCTCAAGCGTCGCGCCAGGTTGGGGGCTTGGAGGGCGAGTTTGGAGTGCACAGTTTGCGTTCGGGCTTCGTCACAGAGGCGGGTAAGCAAGGCGTACCGCTGTCGGTAGTGATGGCTATGAGCGAGCACTGCTCGGTTGCGAGCGTGACTGGTTACTTTTAAGCGGGTCAGGCCGAAGATAACCCTGGCGCAAAGCTTCAAAAGTAGTTGTTCGCGCTACACTGCGATGTAGGAGTGCCGACAAACAAAGGAGAGACGCAATGTTCATCAAGGGTATCTCAATCAAGAACTTCAGAGGGATAGAAGATATTGATGTTGATCTATCGACGCGCGTCAGCGTCATAGTAGGCCCCAACGCAGCGGGCAAGACCACCATCTTGGAAGCCGTCCGCCTGGTGAAGGCGCTACTCGCGCCTCGGACGCCCAATGAATCTTCGCAAGTTCTCTTCTCCCTCGGAGCTAGTTCTCCACACGCCCCTCAAAGGCTCCGTTTTCAGGCAGTTGCAGGCGACCCTCGAAGGCCGGTGGAGCTGAGTTGTAGGTACGAGCTCTCCGCTGACGAGATAGCTGCCGTTGAAGGGGCTAACGAGCCCATTGCCAGAGCAATGGTTCAAGCACAAAGCGGCAATGGAGCGGTGTCTCAAGATGTTCTGATTCAGTTTCTCGCTTCACCTGCTGGGCAGGCTCGATTAGTTGCTGCCCGGCAGGAAATAAGCGAAGCCATCGTTGAGCTGAAAAGAACGAAGCTCTGCAACTTAGGAGTTGTCTGGCACGATCAGATCGGCCCGCAGAGCATAGGAGGCCCAATCGGCGCGCAGATTATCGGCTTCCTCGAACGACGCCTGCCTCCGAACAAGACGGCATTCACCTATTTTCCTGCCGATCGAGCGATGCCTCTAGGGGAGCAGCAAGTGCAGCTAGGTGGGCCAGACTCACAACAGCAGCTTGAGTCATACAATTCCCAGCCGCAGATCAAGTTTGCTCGCCTCAAGAATCTAATCTTCACCGGCGCTTTGTTTTCGGCTACTGAGTCTCAGAATGGTGATAGTTTACAGCAACAGTTTGAGAGGATCTTTGCTGGTGTACTGAAGGGGAGGTCGTTGGATGGGATTCAGATCAATGAACTCGGAATGCTAAATGCGATAATCAAAGATACAGATAGCGGAAGAACTTTTGATATCGACGGCATGAGTAGTGGCGAGAAGGGGCTAATTTTAACTTTCCTAATCCTTCAGCGTGCAGTGGTTAAAGATGGCATTGTTCTGCTTGACGAGCCGGAGTTACATTTAAATCCCGCAGTATGCAAGGACCTGCTCAGCTATTTGATACAGGATTTCGTTGTTCCAAAAGGAATGCAAATTCTCATCTGTAGCCACTCCCCGGAAATTTTGGCTGGAGCCTTCGATAGCGATCAGTGCGCTGTTTATCATCTTGCATCACCTCGAGAACTTAGTAAGGTTCGCATACAAGACGAGGCAAATCTTGAGGATACCCTGCGAAGGTTAGGTGCCAACGAGAGTGAAAACCTTCTCTATAAGGGAATTGTTTTCGTAGAGGGCGTAGATGACATCGCCGTCTTAGAGGCTGGTTTTGGAATGCTACTTCGGAGGCATAAGCTCAAGCATAAGCAGGGGCGCTTCGAGGTGGAAAAAGCAATTAGACGCCTTCAGGAGCTAGAGCAAGACGGAAGCGTTAATGGTAGAACTTATTTTATTTTCGATAAGGATGAAGCGCCTACCTCTTTGCAAAGCACTGGGGCAGTGAGGATCCTTCAATGGAATAGGCGGTGCCTGGAGAACTACTTCATTGATGTTGAAGCCATGTCCAATCTTCTGATGTCCTCTGAGGTTTTAAAGAGTCCATTGAAGAATCATGGTGAAGTAAGCACTCTTCTAAAGAAGGTGGCTTTCGAGCAAATTCCGGAAATCGCGGCTAAGCGAGTCTACGAGCGTTACGGTTTCGAAGGAGTAGGGGTGCGAAAGGAAGATGTTCGACAAAAGAGTGTCGATGAAATTTCATCCGCAATGATGGCCAGGTTGAGGCGCCTAAAGGAGCGTCTGGCCGACGTTGATGAAACGACTTGGCCTGACAGCTTTCGTCGCTCAATTGACGTAGAGATCGCCCAGATCAAGCAAGTGTGGGAGTCAACATGGAAGGAGGAATGTGACGGAAAACGCTTGCTTGAGGATCTCTTCAAGGAAATGGATTTCAAATCAAGCTTGCGTTCTTTTAAGATAAAGATGATAAAAGATATGGCCTTGGAGGAGGCGGATGGATGGAAGCAGATTAGGGATCAATTGAGTACAATGCTTTCGTAG